TGGCGACGCGATGCGCCCTAACTCTGGAAGATCTCATGGTCTTTCCGGGCTTCGGTTAAGCCTTTCCCTCTGAGGGTATTATTAGACTATCATTCAGCAGTCTAAACAATTATTCTCAGCTACGAAGTAATGACTCGTAGAAGGTTTATTCGAATAGAGCCTGAATAACTCTATTAGGAGGTAGGTACGATCTAGAGCTCTGAATGGCTCAAGATAGTTGGGTTGTCACCCAGACTTTATTAATCTAGGAGGTGGTACTCTATGAAGATCGATAAACATCAATCTTGTAAGGTGGTCTCTGACACATCACGTTATGATGGGCCATCAAAATCACAGGTATATGATTCTTTTAAGAATCTATACTCAGACTTAATTTCCGATTTAGATCCATTTCTAAATCGAGCTAAACTCTCTTTGATAGACAGTTGGATATCAAAGTTTCTTAATGGTTTCTGGAAGCAATCCAGAACAGCTAATTCAGGTCATGAGATAAAGAATCTCGCTGACTCATGCAAGGAAAGACGCAATGATCTACAAAACGTCATTTCATCATTTATCTCTGGAAAGGCACCAGCATTTCCAGGAGACTTTTATGTGGTTTCAGATAATCCAAGAAAAATGGAAAGTCTGTCCTATTATCCTAACTCTTTCAAAGCTCTATTAAGCTATATGGAAGAGATTCAAGAAGTTATGAGTTTTGTTGAACTCAAGAAAAGCCCTGGATTTTATGTATATCTACATAAAATCACATTCCATTTAATATCTTCTTTTGATATCACAGAAGAAGAGTATGAGCAGAACAAGGAGAAGATAATTATTCTTCTAAACCTTGCTTTAAGTCTAGGTCAAGTGTATGAACATATGAATCCAACACCTGAAGTAATGGAAGAGTATGGCTTAGCACTACTAAACCAACTGAGACAAGAGTCAAAAGAACCATCTATTGAATTCTGGTCTTTATTTGAAGAGGTTGCAAAGGATATTAATGCACCTTTAACAAATTCGAATCGTTATGTCCATGACATAATTCGAGCAAGGAAGGCATTCCTTAAAAGGGGAATACCTAAGTATAGTTATAGTGATTACTACTTAACTGCGAAAGCAGCTACATGTACTGTCACTATGAATGGAAAGAGGATAAAGCTTAACGCTCTATACTCATCTATAGTAGAGGATGATCCTATTAAGGATGATCCTAGAGTAATAACCTTTGATAATCTAGTAGGTTATCAAAGTGGCTATTTAGATCAATATGATCTACCTGATCATATTGATAAGGAAGAGAAGTTGGTAATCACTCAAATGATACCAAACCCAGGAAAGTTCAAACCGAGAGGCATCCATGTAGGATGTAATTCGATTCAGGACAGATGCAAATACCTTCACAAGATATCTGCAGACTTTCTCAACACAATCGAAAGTTGTTGCATGAAGCAACATTTCAATGGTGTACAATTTCTCAAGAAGGTTACATCACCTTCATATAGAAAGGAACACCGAAACAATGTGTTTGTCTCGGATTTCTCGAATGCTACTGATACATTAAATCAGCAGTTTCAGTGCAAGGTTATTGAAGTTTTCTTCAATAAGCCTTTTGCGGATTTCTGGGAGTTTATATCAACTCTTCCAAAAACATTCAGACATCCTTTAGATAACTCTCTAGAGGATTATATCCAGAATACAGGGCAACCTCAAGGATTGCTCAACTCCTTTGATGCTTTCTCAGACGCACATATATATCTTATATGCATGCTGATGAAAAAGTTTAACCTTACAGCTGTTGAACTTTCAGAAGTTCTCGCTATAGTAGGTGATGACTCTATTGTTTCCTATCCTAGTGAATTGGAATTCAATGAAGTAGACGGTTATACCTTCTACACATTCCATAGCTGGTTATGTGAGCAAGTATCACTTATTAAGAACGACTCAAAGACGGGGAAATCCTTCTTTGACGACCAAGGCAGTTATTCGCATGAAGTATTAGACTTTGCGAAAATTTCTATTCAGGATGGAGTATTTGTTACTCCAATCCCTTATGGGCTAGCTTCGGCTTATATGAATAAACCGGGCTTTACTGATATCCAGTTATACCTTTGGTTGAGTTCCAAAGGCGTAACCTATAAAGAACTTGTGTATAGAAGGATTTTAAAGGCCTTCCACAACAAACCAGATCAACTGATGGCAGTATCTTCAGTAATGTCATCAGGGGAGATTCCTTTCTTGAAGAATTTTCAAGATTTTAATCTATTCAACTCAATTGATTCATCAATTAGAGGTGTTAGTCTCTATGCGTTCTATCTAAATCAGTTAGAACACACATTCTTAAGTTCTATTCTTTCTGAAAATCGAAAGAATGAATTAAATACTCAGAACTTCTTAGATAAGTCGTTAGACTCTCTCGAAGAAGATTTCTATCAATTTAATTCTAATCTATCTGAATTGATTAGAATTTTGCCAAACAATCATAAGTATAACATTATGATTTCAAAGAATATGCAGATTGCTCAAGATATAAGCGATCTACTAGAGTTAGGTAAAGATAGGCAAGATCTTGCTATCTTACTCGGAGTTCTTATAACTGATGATTATTATCAGTTATTTGAGAGTGCTCTAAGCTTCCATGATGAAATCAATGAAGCTTTACTACAGGATGACCAAAACATCTGGCAAATGTTTTGTTATCAAGACTTTTCAATCTTTAAAGAATTATCTAATCCTTTAAAGAACTACCAAGTGAAGTCGATGAAGAAAGTGTCATCGAACTCTACTATTTTTATGAAGTCTTCAGCAATGAAGACACATAGCATTATTCAACAGTCTTCTTATTTAAGAAGCTGCTTTACAGATTGTGTATCTAATTTTATAGATACACTCATTCAAGTTGCGAAGGTTCATGAGTAAACCTTCAGACTTAAGTCGATAAGGTGATTACAAGACACCTTAGCAGTGTAGTCTACTGTTCATCAACAGATAGTTCGAGTAGTAGGGAATTTACCCTTGCTAGTTGAGCGGGATTAAAGTGCATCTGCACGAAGGGCTTCG